CACAACAGGTTCATCATCTTGTCCGAACTCATCATAGTGTGATACTTCGGAATCAAAATAGATTACATGAACCTTGGTTGGTCTTTGGTCTTGCCATACTGTAGTAATCTCACTAGCAAACTGATTGATTTCATCTTGACCAATCGAGCCTGAACAATCGACAGCAAAGGCAATCTCTCCTAGTGATTCGCCTGATACACTAGGTAAGTACAATCCTTGTGATAAGAATCGTCTGTTTGGTCTAGCCCATGAGCGTTGGTCAGACCGACACTTGACAACAAACCTCTGTAAGACATCCCTCCAGTCCACTTTGGGTTTAAGGATCTCATCAACTAGACGTTCAAGTCCTGCACTCATCTTGCCCATCATCTTTGCAGACTGAGCCGCTTGTGCAACTTTGACTTTCCATTCAGCTTGTTGTTGTGATACTTCAGCAGGTGAACCTTGCCCATCTTCACAACTGTCAAGTGGTTGACCTTGACCACCATTACCTTGCCCATCATCAGGTGTGTCAGGTAGAAGGTTGAAGATACCATCACTGGTACCTCCGCCATTGTTGTATATAGTGTCATCAAGTAGACCTTGTTCAGGCATTTTACCAATACCCTCATCTGTCAACAGCTTGTTGATTACATAGTCAGCTGCTTGATTCCATTTGTAAGCATTGCGCTCACCTCTACGGAAATTGTGTTCCAACATAGGGTGCATACATTCGTGAGCAACAAGGAACTTAAGTTCCTCATCACTCAACCCATTGCAAAACTCCTCATTAAATAGGACACGCTTACCATTGGTAGCCGCAGTAGGTACTGAGTTATCAATACTCATTGGCATATTGAGAGCAACACTACCAATAAATGGATGCTCAAGAATCAATGCTGTCTTAACTTTACTGATTCGTTTAGTTACATCTTGCATTAGTTACCTCCCATAAATGCACCCATCTTGTCCATGATGTCCTTAGCTTCAGCCGCTTTCACACGTCTCAAGTCAGGGTCATTACGCAAACTGTCAGGGTGGTTGTTGACCAATGAACTCTCAACTTGTTGACGCATGGTCTCCAAGTCAGGGTCATCAGCAAAGTTAAGTCTTGATAGAACCGAACAAACTTCTTTGGTATTATCAATAAGAGTATCTCGGAAGATAGCTTTAGGGTCTGCAAGTTTCTCAGCCATATGTTTGACCTTGTCATACAGACGTTGCCAAGCTTCCTTCATTGCTTGTTCAGCCGCATCTTGTACTCTCGACTCAACATCAGATTGGATACGACTTAGTTCCTCATCTGAAATCTGAACACGAAAGTCATTCGATGGTACAGGAAACACAGCCAAGTCCATGTTGAACCTACGCTGTATGTCATGAAGCATAGGATAATCACTAGCATTGTAGAGATTACCAAGGAATCGTTGTGCATCTTGCTTAAGTCTTGGGTACTCATCCCAAAACTTATCTACAAGTTGTTGCCATTCAGCTTTCTCATTCCTGAACTCAGTCATGAAGTTGAGATAGTTTGCAGATGGTAACAACATCGTACCCTCAATACCCCATGGTAGGGTATTGGCATAGTATTTGGCACGAATAGCTGTAGTTTTCTTATGAACATTATCTAGATAATCATTCATTGGTAGCAACGATTTGTTGTATCTACCTGCACCAATCGTAGTATTGTTCTGCTGTGCTACCTGTTCAGTAGCACGTTTGTCATACTTACGAGCAGTCCACTGTGATACATTGAGTTGCACCAGTAGTGCTTTGTCACTTAGTTTCATACTTACCTCCTTAGAATAGTACGTCTTGATGTTTAACAGCCCACTTCGTAAACGCTTGCGTTGAAGCTAGGTCTGGATTCTTACGACTTGCATACGATACTGATAGAACTGAAAACTCAGGTGGCATACGTTCTGCATATGTCACAACACGTTCGAAGTTGTTCTCAGTTGCTCGTTCTGCAATAGCACCAGACAGTGCATACAACGTAGCAGGGTCATCAGGAACCTCGGCTGTAGTAGGATTCATGATGATGTTGTCAGGATTTGGTAGCTTACGATATATCTTAACGAAGCCTACAAACTCTGCTGCTGCACCTTCACCGACAGCACCCTTGAATGTTTCATACTCTGCTTCAGCAGGTACAATACCAAGTGCATCGGATACACCCTCAACCCATGAACGTGGTGTAGGGTTTTGGTCACGTTGTGCATCGAAGTCATGCAGTAAGTTAGGTCTGAATCGAATGAACGAGATAACCTCAGACTTGACACCATGGTCGATTGCCCAACTACACCAGTCATCAAGGTGAGTTTCAAGTTCATACACAGTCTCACGATTACGCAGATGAGATAACACTCTGTTAGCACCTGCCCTGTCAGACTGTCTGTTACCTGTCGATACAACCATCCAACCTTTCTTGAGTGGTTTACCATGTAGGTTTCTAGCTTGACAGATGTTAGCTAAGACTTTCTGTAAGTCTGCATTGGCTTGGTTCCTGTCGTCGAAACATAGGATACCAGTGTCAGGTATGTCAGTCCTATCTTCCGATGGAAACCAATCAGGTAACTTGTAATGTAGCATGTCATCACCATTGGGATACATGATACCGAAGTCCTCTACTAGCATTGTAGGCATATGTTTCTCAATGAAACCTACGTCTAGTTCTTTAGCAACTTCTTCACAGATGGTTGTCTTACCTCCTCCCGGAGATCCTTCAATCGCCGCTGTACGCTGTGTAGGGAACAGGGATTTAATAGTTGATTTTAGTAATGTAGCTCGCATCATTTACCTCCTTTGTATTTACGATGGTCAGGGCCATAGGTAACAACTTGTTTACCTACCCTACTAGCTTTGGCAATCATCTTGTCGTGGAAGGTTAATGGATTGCCATCATCATCCTTCACTATTGCTCCACCTTTCGAATGTTTAAGCATGAAAAGTTTCAGTGCAGTTTTTGTCATGGTAGAAATACTCCTATGAACTCGGTTGGTGTTATACAAGAATTCCATGCAGTCCAATATTGTTCATCCCATGACTCACAACCGAGCATGAAATTGAGTAGGGTAAACACTATTAACAGACTGAATGAAACGACGAGAAGGGTAGCACCGATGTACTGTAAACTTTTGTACATCATAATCCTACCGATTGTGCTAGAGATGACAGTAAGTAATATACAAACCCACCGATACCTCCTGCAACAATTCCATACATTATCCAAGATTTCATTTTACTAAACCTCCTTTGGTATTGAAACCAATCAAATCCTTACGATTGGTCACTAACATGTAGTTAGATTTGTGCATTGGTAATACAGTATGCACTACCTTTTGAGCTTCCTTGTCACCACAAATCATGCAAGTAGTGTAACCTAAACTTACACGTTTGTCATGTATATCTGCATCACAAAGTACACATTGAGACATATAATCCTCCATAAATTGATTAATAAAACACGAAAAGGGAGAGCAGTAATACACCACTCTCCCTGATTGTACTAAGCAAGCTTTTCCATCTTGCTTTTATTAGCATTTGTAGATGTTGGTAAGAATGCTACATAAGGAGCACCCCAACGATTGACTAGCAACATTGCTTTCAAGTCACCAGTATTAGTCTCAGGGATGAAGAAGTTTACTTCAGCCTTCAACTTTGTACCAAGTTCAGTCATTGTCTTTGAAAGACCATCAACTGAATCAGCATTGTACTGCCCTTCAGGATCTGCTTTCACAACAATCTTGTTCTTAGTATTCTTAAAGATAGATACATTACCTTCATATATTTTAGCCATATTGACCTCCAGTTATTAAGTTAAGTTAATGTTCATGGAATATCCGTAAAGGAGAATCCCGAAGAACAAACCCACTTTGGGCGACGAGGCTCGATTTGTCAAGTTTGGCACAGTACACAGAGAAAGCGTTAAGTTTAAACTAGTAGTTATCTACTGGTGGGTGGCACTATCTGTGTGTATGTTGTGGTTTATATATGGTAGTTAGATAGGTTTAATCGTTTGTTTGTAAGGGTTTGAGAGTTAGTATCTAAAGTATCTAAGTTTTAGAAAGTAATCCTTGGCTACGCAAAAACCTTTATATTACACTAGATTAAGATTTGGAGAGTGATGTATGTAAATTTAATAGATAATTTAGATAGTTAAGATAGTATTCTCCTGCGTATATGGTGTAAACCCTTGTAAACTAAGGCCATTTGGCAATCCAAGTGTAAACTTTCGCTATCTAAAACTCAAGATGTTGTGTCAAGTATGCTTTTAGATACTAGATAGCTGTATAACTTTACACCAAATGTACCACAACCTGTAAACTAAAGGTTTAACTTGACGTTTAATCTAAGATAATGTCGTGCCGAAACCCCCCGACGTATGGGATATATATTATTAAAAAATAAAAGACAAAAAAAAGGAGAGAGCTTGTTAGGCTCCCTCCGTTCTCCTTAGTGTAGCTTTATTGCTGGGTTGTGTGAGACTGATACATTGTCTGCTTCGATCTCTGTGTCATGCTTCAGCTTGAATGCTAGGTTCTTGGCGTCAGCTTCCTTGTAGTACCATCTTGAGTAAAGGTTTCCGTATTCAATCCAATCTACTCGGTACTCTCTTTTACAATCTTTCATTGACATAATTGTCTCCAGTTTGTTGTGAGGGGAGATTGCTCTCCCCTCGGGGTTAAGTTAGGCTAGCTTAGTCACTTTTGACTTGGCTTGACCCTCGGCCTTGGCTGGCAAGATAGTAATTCTAGGATTACCGTATCTGTCAGCCATTAGTAGAACATCAGTTCCACCGTCAGCCTTGAAGAAACTCCACTTATGTAGTGGCATTTTCTTCGCCTTACTAAGTTCCTGAGCCTTAGCGTACAGTTCCTTAGCGTTAGTTGAATTCCAAGCGCCGTTTAGGTCGCGCTTCAGGGCAATCTCACCCTTGGTGTTAGCAACTAGGCTAACATTACCTTCAAAGATTCTACTCATGTAGACCTCCAGTTGTTAGTCAGTATTCCCGCTGACTGTTCGGGTATCAACGTTTTGTTGATGATTTAACTATGGGGTAAATTTACAGTTTTGTCAAGTATGGGCTATTTGCTAAGGTTTTACCCTGTATATATTTTGCCTATTGGATTAATGGCAGGGGGGGTACATGGACACGCGACCGACCCCTCCCCCCCATATAAGTAAACCTCACATAACAAGACCCAAAAAATCCAAGTGTAAAGTTTCACTTGCGCTTGACAGCTCGGTAATTTTAGGCATAATGTTTTAGTTATGGACACTATACCTTTGAAACATACAAAGTGGTCTGACCGGTTTGCCTTCGATACAGCGCTTATGCTAGAAGGCAGCGGAGAGACTTTAGACGAAGTAAAAGATCGGCATAATATTACTGCCGAAGATATACTTACGTTTAATAAAGATCCTATATTTCTTAAGAAGGTAACTTCTTATAGAGATGAGATTAAAGAAAAAGGCATGACTTTCAAATTGAAAGCTCGTGCTCAAGCAGAAGAACTACTAACAACCTCTTGGAGTTTAATCCACAGTCCAGATACTTCGGCTGCGGTTAAAGCTGACCTTATTAAATCCACAGTTAAGTGGGGTGGGCTTGAACCTAAGGGTGACGTTACAACGGAGGGTGCAGGTGGAGGAGTTAAAATTACAATCAATCTCGGAGGACAAGAACATCCAGCAACTGTTATTGACGCTGAAGCAGTTGAAGACGCAACAGCGATTGGAAGTTCTTAAAAAATTTACGGGTTCATACGAAGGTAGTAAGTCAACATCATTTGACACTATCTCAGACTATGATAATTTCACTTACAAATTAGTAAAACTAGGTATATCCTACAGAACTAAAATTCTGAAAAGAAAGAATATACCAACGCAGTATATAGTTATACTGTTAGAAAAGGAGGAAGCATGATTATATTTGGTCATACGCCTCGGGAATGGACGAGACGAGTAAGGTATCATAAGAAACCTATCATCGCTTGTATTGTTAGTTTCATTCTTGGCGCGGTTATTTTCTAATGGATATTGATTACACCCCTACAAAGACGTGTAAAGATTTTATGGCATCTGATTCAAAGATGCGTGTACTCATGGGGCCTGTTGGTTCGGGTAAATCAGTAGCCAGTTGTTTTGAAGTAATACGTCGAGCATCACAACAGGCTCCTAACAAACAAGGTATTCGTAAATCACGAGTAGCTATTGTCCGTGAAACTGCACGTCAGTTGCAGGATACGACAATTAAAACTTTTTTAGATTGGTTTCCAACGGGAGTGTGTGGAAACTTTATGCGTACTACTAAAACTTTTTTCTTTAAAGTTGGTGATGTTGAGTGTGAAGTAATGTTTCGTGCACTTGATGATGCTGACGATGTTGCAAACTTGAACTCACTTGAATTAACATTTGCATGGTTTAATGAGTGCAGAGATATACACCCAGATATTATGGACGCGATGTCAAAACGTATTGGTCGTTTCCCATCTGCTAAAGATGGTGGGCCATCATGGTTTGGTATGTGGGGTGACAC